ACTTGTAACTCCAACAGCAGGCGGAGTTATAGATCAAGCTGGCGCAACAAGTGGCGGTACAACCGCTGCGGTAGGTGTCCTAATGGGTGTGAAGTACCATGATAGCACGCAGAAAAAACCAGTCTTTTTAAATTATTGGCCGGGTTCTGGTTCAGTGTCTGTCAACACAAACTTTCCTGTTGAGGCGGTTGTCGCAGACAATCCAAATCAACTGTTTGTTGTTGCCGCAGATGCTACACTAACAGACCGCGCTACTGCTTTAACTGGTGTTTTTGCAAACGCGTCCTTGGGCACGTCCGCTCGTACTGGTGTAACTAGTACAGGACGTTCCAACTCTCAACTTAGTGTGGCTTCAATCGCGACTACAGCAACTTTACCTTTGCGTATTGTTGGTTTAGTTGATGATGATGCAAACAATGATTACGCGTCAGCTGGCGCGCATTTACTTGTTCGTATAAACGCGCACTACAATGCAGCAACCCGTCGTTTTGATTCGCAGACTACTGCGGATTCAACCGGCACATAAGGAAGGGGAATAGATTATGGCTATCTCTCGCGCACAACTAGCGAAAGAGTTGGAACCCGGCCTTAACGCGCTGTTTGGTTTGGAGTACGACCGTTACGAAAACGAGCATTCAGATATTTTTGACGAAGAGTCCTCAGATAGGGCATTCGAAGAAGAAGTGATGCTCGGTGGATTCGGAACGGCTCCAGTTAAAGGTGAAGGCGGAGCAATCTCGTTTGATGATGCACAGGAAACATTTACTGCGCGTTATACACACGAAACTATTGCTTTGGCATTTTCAATTACCGAAGAGGCAATTGAAGATAACCTTTATGACCGTTTAGCTGCGCGTTATACCCGAGCTCTAGCTCGTTCAATGTCTCAGACAAAACAAATTAAAGCGGCGGCTATTCTGAATAATGCGTTTAGCACGAGTGCTCCAGTTGGAGACGGTGCAGCACTTTGTTCAACAGCACACCCAAGTTTGTCTGGTAATCAACGCAACAAGCTTTCAACGGCTGCGGACTTGAATGAAACATCAATGGAGCAAATGCTCATTGATATCGCAGGTCTGACAGATGAAAGAGGCTTGAAAATCGCAGTTCGTGGAATGAAATTGATTATTCCAAAAGAGCTTCAGTTTATTGCGGAACGTGTAATGAACTCAAATCTGCGTTCAGGAAGTGCTGACAACGATCTAAATGCAATGCGCTCAATGGGCATGTTGCCAGACGGAGCTGTTGTCAATCATTTCTTAACAGACACAGATGCTTTCTTTATCAAAACGGATGCGCCAAACGGTTTTAAACTGTTTCAGCGTACTCCAATTAAAACAGCTATGGAAGGTGACTTTGACACTGGAAACATGCGTTTTAAAGCACGTGAAAGATACAGCTTTGGCGTATCTGACTGGCGTTGCGTTTTTGGTACAGAAGGCGCGTAAAGTGTGATATAGTAGGGTTATCTTTTTGCAAAAGATTACCTCTCTCTAAATTAAGGGGCAGCTTCGGTTGCCCCTTTCTTTTTAAATTTCTTATGGTATAGTCCATATATCCCTGACAGTGACATGAGGTCACTGACAATAGCCGAGACAGGAGACTTACATGGCTAACACGACGTTTAACGGTCCCGTTCGTTCAGAAAACGGTTTTAAATCCATTATTAAGAATTCCACCACTGGGGGTCTTACTAATGAAATGACTCTATCCACTTACACCGCAACGATTACTGTCGCGGCGAGTGGTACAGATCACAAAGAAGCTTCCATAGGAATACCGTCTAATTTTATTCCAATGGGCGTCGCAATAACTGTGACAGGTGCAGCAGCTAATGCTGTAAATCTTGTTGATATTGGCACAGATGCGGATACAGACGGTTTTGTTGACGGCATATCTGTAGCTATCAATTCTACAGGTTTCAAAGGATTTTTTCCATGTAATGGTGCATTAGGAATGTCAGGCGGTGCAACAACGGCATCTACTGAAACTCCTGATGAAGTTGAAGTAGTGATTTCTGGCACTGCGGGTGCTGGCGGTGTATTATCTTTAAAGTTCTTTGGTATTTCATCTGATTCACCAACTGCTTAATAGGAGATAACTCATGGCAGACGCAGCTACAGTAGTTATGAAAACTACAATTTTACCTGACGAGATAGCAAAAATTATTGAGGCTACAACGACCGTCACTCCAAAGGATGCAAACGATAAGTGGTATTACAAACTAACTAGTGTCACCGCCGCAAGCACCGATTTGATGGCGGGTTACTACACTGATTATACCGCAGTAAATGCTAATGTGCAGCCAACAGCAGTGGCAACTGGTGATAAGGTTGAGTTCATCTTTATTAAAAACACAGATGCCGCAAACGATATCTACGTTGTTTTTAATGCTGGCACTGTAGCAAACACCACCACAGATGCTGTTAAGATTAGTCCGAATCAGTCCTTCTATGGTAGATATCCAAATGCAACAGTTGCTGACGTGCACGCTATTGGTCACGATGGATCAAGTGCCGCGACTGCAACTTGTATTGTTTGTGCATTATTAGACGACGTAGCATAAAGGATTAGTTATATGTCTATTTCTGATGTCAAAACAAAACGCGTGACAGCTACGGGTTCTTTGGCCGTCGGTCCTGCGCGTATTCGTCAGATACAAATTAAAACAGGTTCAGGTACGCCTCGCCTTACCGTCACTGATGGCAGTGGCGGGGCTACCGTTTTGGATTTAGATTTTAATGCATCTGACACGCATTCGGTGAATATACCAGCTAACGGTATTAGAGTGAGTGATATAAACGTATCTGTTCTTACAGCTATAACAGCGGTTACGTTTTTCTTCAATTAAGGTTACGAACATGGCTGAACGTAAACGCGATAATATGCCAAAACGTAATAAAAAAAATTTTCGTCCCACCGCAAAGGGGGCGGGAATGACAGCCGCAGGTGTTAAATCGTATAGAAGAAAAAACCCCGGCTCAAAACTTCAAACTGCTGTGACGGGAAAAGTTAAAAAGGGAAGTAAGGCGGCAAAAAGACGTAAATCTTTTTGTGCAAGATCTGCTGGGCAAATGAAAAAATTTCCCAAGGCCGCAAAGAACCCTAACTCAAGATTGCGTCAAGCAAGAAAAAGGTGGAAATGTTAATGAAAATGGCGGAAGTTAATAAAAGGTTTGAACGTATTGAAAAACAATTAGATAAATTAGATATGCGATTATGGGGCATCGCGGGTTTAATCGTTGCAGCAGCTATCGCAGAAAGGTTTTTATAATGCCGGGAACATCTAAAATGAAAACTCCACGCGGCCTTACTTATTTTAGAAACGGTGGAGAAGCCTCAAAAAAAAGTAAAGGCAGTAAGATATGTCCTGCGGGTAAAGCTTGGGCAAAACGAACTTTTGATACATACCCTTCTGCCTATGCAAATCTAGCTGCGTCAAAGTATTGCAAAGATCCAAATTACGCAAAAGGTGCTAAAGGCAAAAAGAAGAAAGCAAAAGCGTAATGGGTGAGCTTAAAAAATGGCTGGATCAAGATTGGGTTCGTATTGGCACCGATGGTAAAGTAAAGGGCAAATGCGGAACTTCCAAAGATAAGAAGAATCCTGATCGGTGTTTGCCAAGATCTAAGGCGCGGTCATTATCAAAATCACAATTAGCTTCGACGGCAAAGAAAAAGAAAAAAGCTGGTGCAAAAGGAAAAACTGTCGTTAAAAACACTGAATCTGCTGAGGTAAAAATGGCGGCACTTGGGGGTGAAATTGTTTCATCACAAAAAAGAAAGCGTCCCTACAATGGTAAAAAGGTCAAAGGCGCCGTTGTAGCGCGAGGTTGTGGTGCCGTTATGGAAAATAGAAGAAAGCATACAAAGGGATCGGTATGTCAGTAAGCAACGTACATAATTTTTATGTCGGGGACGAAAAAGCCATCTGTGAAGAAATTAGAGCTTGGTCTGCTTTTGCTTTGGAAAAAAAATCACCCTATTTTAACAACATGCCCCCTTGTCCTTATGCGAAAAAAGCTTGGTTAGATAATCGCGTGGCAATTGTTTTTAAATATGGGGGCACTCAGGCGCTCACTAGTTGTATGAGCAATTTTTCTGATTCTCTGGATTTGGTCATAATTGTTGACCAATTTTTTAGAAGAGATGCAGAGTTTTTTCATGGTGAGTTAGAGTCTTATAATGAAGCCATTTCAAAGGGTATATTCGGACAAAGAGACCTATGGCTTATGGGTTTTCACCCTGATGACGACAGCAATGATCTCATCGACGACGGTTCCTTTGAACCTCATATAAACACCCCCTACGCAATGATTTTTCTTCAAAGGCTTTCTAAAATACAAGAAGCCGCTAATACTTTGCGTGAACTAGGATATTATGATAAGTATAAAAAAGACTACAATGTCGATGAAATTTTTAATCAACGTGAAACTTTATACAGGAGACTAAAAAATGGCGATGAGACCGAGAAAAAAAGCATCAGCGGCTAAAAAAATGCGCGGAGGCGGTATGGTTAAGAAAATGCGTGGCGGTGGCATGGTTAAGAAAATGCGCGGCGGCGGTATGGTTAAAAAGAAGAAGAAGTAAAACATGGCGACCTCTGGCACAACCACGTTTGAATTAAACGTAACAGATTATATTGAAGAGGCTTTTGAGCGGTGCGGACTTGAAGTTCGCACGGGATATGATGTTCAAACGGCTAAGAGGTCGCTTAACCTTATGTTGGCGGAATGGGCAAACCGAGGCATTAATCAGTGGACGGTAGAGCAAACGACACAAGCGTTAACAAAAGGAACAGCAAATTACTCTTTGGGCACAAACACAATAGACATTCTCTCTGCCGTGGTGCGTAGAGATGGGACAGACTTTGGTTTAAACAGAGTAAGTCGTGACGATTATTTAAACATCCCAAATAAAAGCACAGAGGCTCGTGTATCCCAGTTTTTTGTAGACAGACAAATCGAGCCAGTTTTAAAAGTTTGGCCGACACCCGATAATAGCACGGATGTTGTTGTTTTTGATCGGTTAATTCGCATGGACGATGCAGGAACGGCTATTAACACATTAGATGTTCCTTTTAGATTTTACCCCTGTTTAGCGGCAGGTCTTTCTTATTATTTAGCAATTAAACGTGCGCCAGACAGAATTCAACTTTTGAAGGCAGTGTATGAAGAAGAGGTCGAGCGTGCAATGACAGAAGACAGGGATCGGGCGTCTTTTAATGTTCAGCCTAGCTTGGACTATTACAGGGTAAACTGATGTCAAAATATGCGGTTGGTAGAAAAGCATACGGAATTTCAGACCGATCGGGTTTTAGATATCCGCTTAATAGGATGCGGAAAGAATGGACAGGTTTGCTCGTTGGCGCCGACGAATGGGAGGCAAA